GCAGTGAACCGCCGAAAATGCTGTTCACCTGTCCGGTCGTGGTGGAAAGCGTCTGCGAGCCCAGCCCAAACGCCGGCCCAATCGCCTGCCGAAACGGATCAAGATCCCCATAAGCTCCCGCCAAGCCAACCCGCCGCTGTCTGCGGGCCAAGTCCATCTGGTTCACGCCGGCCGCAAACCCGCGCCGCTGGTCCTGGCGTGCAGAGGCATAGGCGTCCCGGTTAAGGATCTCCGCGCCCAAGGCTGCGTTCCCGGTCGCCATGCCGCGTGCGGCCATCCCAGCCCTTGCCGACTGCGTTGCCATGCGCTCCTGCTCTGGCGACAGCGAGCGGCCCAGGGCCAGCTCCGCTTCGGCATCCTGCTGGAGACGCGCCTCGATGGCGTTGGGCGCCGAGGCCGCTTGCAGCTCCTCGCCGACCACACCCTGCGTGCGTTTTAGATATTCGTTGTCTAATCTGCCAGCGAGCTGGTCAGCGGTCTGGAACTGGAGCTTGGTGTATTCGGGATACAACCTCTTGATCATCGCCTCCTGCTCGGCGCTCTGCGCCTTGGCCACGCGAATGCTCGCGTTGGCCATCTTGTCGTAGTCGATTGGTTGCGCGGCCGGTGGCAGCGGCTGCGGTGCTGGTGCGCTTGGTGATCCTCCCATAGTTTTATCCTCCTGTTTTCTTAATTAGTTTATCCCAGCGGTAAATCCGGGGCTCAAATTGTTGTCGCCGGCACCAGCCGACATATTGATGCGGCTTCGGCGCCACGCGCAGAAACTCCCGCACAGCATTTGCGTGACCAGCAGAAGCAGCCAAGCGAACGAACCAGCAGTTGGGATCGCCGCTTTCAAAGGCTTCCTCCTCCGCATTCCAGCGTGCCTCGCTGGCCAGCATGAAGACCTTCGGGCTGTTCCAGACGTAGCCGCTGGACAGATGCTCGCCGAGGAGTTCCCAGAAGTCCTGCGTGTCGTGGTTGTCTTGCCATTGCTTTGCGAGTTGCCATGGGGTCATCGGAAGATGGCAAGGTGAAATGCCGGCGCATTGATTCCGCTAAACGTCGGGCTGTATGCGACTAGCCGCGCAGAGATTGCCGTCAGTCCTGCTTGATTTACTGCCCCTCCTACAGATCCGCTTGTAAAACTCTCAATCGTAGCAAGAGCGGCATAGTTTGCGTCTGACATTGCTTCTGTAAAGTTGACAGAATAACTGCCTGTTCCGAGATAACTCACATTTGCGACATTGCCGCTTGCCCTTATTAAGCGACGATTCAGCGTTACGTTTCCGCTTGTTGTCCCGCTTGTGCCGTGGGTAACGGTGAACTGGGTGGTTGTCGGAGCTGTAACAACGGTGAAGGTTCCGGCCGCCGCAGCGCCGCTTGTAAAATCCAAAAAGACATCGTGACCAACCTTCAGTCCGTGGGCGACCGTTGTGTCTACCGTTACGGTTGTCCCGGCCCTGCTATACGTTCCTCCGATATTGTCCGCCGTCGTGCCGTCAAAGTTGACCCAAGCGCGGCACCCATAGATCGGCGCCGAGCCGGTCTGCGCTCCGTTGAGTTTAGCGGCGGTCACTGCGGCGTTGTTGATCTTGGCAGTTGTCACTGCTGAATCGGCCAGCTTCGCCGGCGTCACCGCCGCATCCGCAATACGCGCAATCGGAAGTGTTCCCGTGGTCAGCTTCGACGCATCCACGCCGCTGGCGATCTTCACATCGGTCACAGCATCCGAGGCAATGTCTGCCGCCACAATGCTCCCAGCCGTCAGCGCCACGGTGGACTGAGCGAGTTGATTGAGCGTTGCCGGCAGGACGGTGTCGCCGGAAATAAAGGTCTGAGTGGGAGTGACGGTGAGTGTTGCCATGGTTGTGTTCTTCTTAGGTTAAGTTAGGCCGCAATCTTGGTGTCCGTCTGCGGTAGGCCAGCCAAGGCGGCTTCGACCGACACGTTGCGGATCTCGGGGCGGGCGGCGAGGGTTTCGATGGTGATCTCGGCGTAGTGGGCTTTGAGCCGGATCGGGAGCTTGAGGCTGTAGTCGTTGCCGCTGCCGGTCGTGTTCTCCAGCCCTGGCACCAGCAATTCGTCGGTGTCGGGGTTGCGCAGGTTGGCGGTCACGCGGATGGCGCCGGTGCTGGGTAGCACGGCGTCGGCCAAGACGCGGGTAAAGCGTTTGCTTGACATGGTCCCCATGCCGTAGCGGCGCGTCACGATACGGCCAGGGACGAATGCGGTCACGTTTGCCTCTGCGTCAGGCGACTGGTCGCCGGCCTCGATCTCATCGAGCAGCATGAGCTTGCCGGCGCGGTTGCTGATTAAAATGCGGCGGCGGTTATTGAGGTTACTGACAACAAAGTTTGCCACGCCGAAACCGTAAATGTCCTGCGTCTCCCACTGCTCGTTGAGCTGGTTGTAAATGAAGACGCCGTTGTTGTTCTCCTTGGCGTTGGCCAGCGGGACGGCGAGGAAGTAGCGGTTGTCGAAGTAAAGGCCGACCGAGTATTCGATGAGGTCCGCATTCAGCGTCTCCAGCTGGTTGGCAATCGGGTCACTCAGCGGCTTAGTCTCGCCGCGCAGCTTGAGGTCGAGCTTGCTGTCCAGGCGGTAGACACCGGCGTCCGAGAGGAAATAGATAAACTGTCCGGCCGTGGCGATGGTCTGCCGCGCCGAGCAGCCGACCTCATCGGTCAGCAGGGTTAGCTTGGAAACCGGCGTGTCAATGGAGAAGGCGCTGCCATCCGTGGAAGGGAATTGATTGACTTCAGCCAGCCAGATCGACTTGCGGCAAAAGACGAGGAACGCGCCCTCAACCCAAGGATGCACGGCCATGATCTTGTCGTCGCCGCCCACGCCCACGCGGAAGCTGGCCCAGAACGGATCAAACACGTCGGGGCTGTAGACATCGGAGAGCATCACGTTCTGCTTGCCGTCCGGCACGATGAGGCGGCCGTTGATGTAGCTGGCCCACGCCGTTGAGCGCATCCGCCGGTAGCTGATGCCCACATCGGGAATGCCCGCCGTGGTGCGCACAAAGCCGGTCGACGGGTCGCCGCTCCAGTAGATCGGCGGCTTGACCCGGCGCACCTTGATGTTGGCCGAGGCGTCCGGCGTGGTGTCGGTCGGCACGTCGATGGTAAAAGAGTCCTCCTCTGTGCTGGCAATCTGGTATTCGTGACCACTGAAGGCCGCCGAGCTGCTCCCCTCGATGCGCACGCGGCTATCCGCCGAGTAGCCGTGGGCCAGCACATTGACCGTTGCCACCGCCCCGTCCACCGTGATGCCAGCGGCGGCCGTGTATTTCTGCTCAAAGCCCGGCTGCGAGGTGTCCGCCTCACGCAGCAAATACAGGCGGTCAAACGCCTGCACCATGCTTACGTTGTCGGTCGGGTCAATGATCTCGTCCGTTGCTCCGGTCGGGTAGGTCAGCTCGGCCGGCAGCTTGGCGATGGTGATCTCCTCGCCCGCTTCCGTCTTCAGATTGTCGGTGCCGTCCACCGCGAGCACGCCGTCCGCCCAGGCCGCCGAGAATTGCAGGCTGCCGTCTGTGAGATAGGTGAAGGCTCGGTCAGGGCCGGCCAGAACGACGACCTCCATACTATTGACCTCATCCGGCGACCGCATGAGCGCCGAGGAGAAGATCCCGCCGGCGTAGCTGGAGCGCACGATAGGCGCGTTCGGCGCCTCGTTGAGCACGAAGGGCACGGTCAGCGGCACCTGCCCCGGCGAGATGTCATCAGCCAACCGCTTGGCGCCGCGACGGGTCACGGCCACGCCACGGTTGAGGCGCATGTTCTCACTGAGCTGGAGCATGCCGGCCGGCAGGGACACAGGATTGATCCGGCTGGCGTAGCCGATAAACCCCATGTCGCCGTCGCGCTCAATTGGACTTTGAAGTGACATCCTTTAGGCGGCGCCCTTTATGATTCCGGTGTTGACCAGCGCGGTGCGCGCGGCGTCTTGCAAGGTTTTCACGTTGGCCACGTCGGTCTTGATCAAGGCCAACTGCGCCGCGATGGACGCCAAGGCATTCTTCACCGCAGTCATGTCGTCGGTTAGCGAGGTGGTTGCGTTGGCCGCCGGTGCCGTGATCGCCGCCAGAGTTGTTGAGGCTGATCCGCCCGTGCTGTCGGTGACGGCGGCCTGCGTCTGAGCGGCGGCGGCAGCCTGAGCGGCGGCGGCGGGCTGGACGACCGGCGTGACATTCCAGAAGCCGAGCTTCTGCGTGACGGCCGTGCCGACCTTCGTGCCGGTTGTGGTGCCGAGCACAAGGTTCACGCCGTCAAACACAGTCTTGTTGCCCGATAGGTTGAGCGCAGCCGATACTAGGTTGCTGACCGAGATTTTCTTGGTCACACCGCCGTCCGCAATGACGAGTTCGTCCGTAGCGTCCGGGGTTGCGGCGAGTTCCGTCAGTTGAGTGATTGTCTTTGCCATATAATTTAATTCAGTGCTGCTTTTAGTCTGCTGCGAAATCTGTCCGCATCTCCCGGCGAGATGTCGGTCTTACGGTTTGGGCTGACTTGCTGGTGGGTAAGCACCATGTTCATGTTGATGCCCCACTTGCGCATCCTTGGGGCCAGATACTCGATGGCCGAGGCCATGGCATCATCGCCCAAGGGGTAGTCGTAGGTGTTGCCCTCCCAGGCCAGCCCGAGGCTCCATGAGTTCAGGTCGCCACGGCCCTGCCAGTTGCTTCGGCCAGCGTGCCAGGCGCGTTCGGTGTCGTTGCAGAACACGGTGCGGCGGCCGTCTCTTGCGATGAGGACGTGGTAGCTGACCTTAGACACCGGGCTGGCGATCCACTCGCAACCGCCCCGGTAGCTGCCGTCGCTGTGGTGAAGGACTACCGCTTTCGGGTGGATCGCTTGGTTGCCCTTGTTCGGCGTGAACACCCTCCGCTCGTCGAAGCTCGTCAGCGGCCGCTCGACGGTGAAGCTCGTTGTGGCACCGGAGGGCAAATTCGGCGAGGCCGGCGCTGGGGAAGCGTCGGACTTTTTGCCAAATAGTCTCAGTAGCCAGTTCCACATTGCTTACTTTGCGTAGCCCTTGGTGCTTGGTGTCACGGTGACGGTCGCCTGCTGCCGCACAAAGTCGTAGCCCAGCGTCACGCAGCCGGGCAGCAGCAGGTAGCCAGCGAAGACCAGAGCGGCGGCGATGAATTTAGCCGCGAGCATTGTTGTCCTTGGCCATGACCAAGCCCCAAGCGGCGGCGAGCGAAGCGGCGATGAGGCCGATGTCGGGCAGGCTGCCGGTGGAGAGAAATTCTTTGGCGCCGGTGGCGATAGCGATGAGCGCGGTAAGCACGCCGAGTGTAGTAGTTTTCCAGTTTGTCATGTTATTTGTTCTCCTTCTGTTTTTTTCGCAGGTCGTGATAGACCGAAATTAAAGTGATCACGCCGACCGCGAGGCCGACGCAGAGGCCGGCCACCCGCAGGTAAAGCTCAAGGCTGCTCACCATGCTGACCGCCGCAGATCCAAGGCTGGCAAACGTGCCGAGGGCGCCGCGTTCAACGGTCGAAAGATGCTGGTCGAGGACGCTCATGGCATTGCGTCTATTGCCGCCCATGCCAAGAGCAGCCCATCCCGCAATTCAGTGGGCAAAGACTCGCTGCTGAAGACAACGGAGCGTGAACCAGCGGCGGCGTGCGCGGTCACGGCGGCAGATAGCTTGGCGCGAAATGACGTCACAATCTGTGACTCCACGCCTTCGGCGTCCACGGTTGTCTCGTATTCGCTGTGCGTGCCGTCTGGCTCAAGGAACACTTGGCCAACACTTTCGCCTTCGACCAGTTGGGCTTGCAGCCATGCAAGTAGGGTCTGCGCGGTGACAGCGAGTTCGCCGTCCAAGGGGATGGCGGTTGTCGTCGCGTAGTCGCCCGACTGCGAGTAGCGGGTTAGCTGGTTGTTGGAGAGGAGGAGTTTCATGGGTTTTCGACAACGACTTGGACGGCCTGCATATAAAGGTTATTGGTGAACGTGGTGTTGGTTGAAGCCCTATCAAATCCAAACGAGGCAATGATCATTGTCGCGTTGTTGGAGATTGTGCCGACGTTACTGGTAAAAATTAAATACTGGTTGGTTGAGGTGGCTACTGGAAAAACGTCGGTGCTTACGTTGGTAAAAACGCCAAACGATCTATGTGCTTGTCCTCCGATTGTAATCGGAAAATTTGGGTCAGTGCCGCCTGCGTTGTTGGTCAAATACTTAATCATTCCTACGCCCTGCACGTTGCCGCCGTTGGTTGAATCAACACGGCAGTAGGCCAACACTCGCACTGTTTTTCCTGCGTATTTGGAAGGATCTAAAAATGCTTCAACGTAAAATGCAGATTGCCCGTTGGTAAATAAAACACATGGAGCCGTCTTAAAAACTCCTACGGGAATATTGGTCGTGCCGTAGGCACTCATGCGCCATGCGTGCCACATCTCACCCAGATACCGAACATCCGACAAACTCCGCGTCATCAAGCTCGATGCACTGTCTGCCGTCTGCGCTGTCGCGGTGTTATTGACGCCGCTCAAGGTGACGTTGCCGGTGACTGCGAGGGTTCCGCCTACAGAGGCGTTTTGGTAGATTGTAGCGTCAAAGAGAAAGTAAGCGGGGTTTTGAAAATTGATTGAGTAATCTGTAGAGATGATAGACGAAGAGCCATTAACAATCGAATACAGGTCGCCATTTGTTGTGCAGAGGAAACCGCTATTGCTAGCGCCGATGCGTATTGCCGGATTGGTGGTCGATCCAAGCGAGGTGGTCGCAACGCGGTTAAAGGTCACATCGTTTGTGGGTCCAAGCCCGATGGAGCCAGTTGTCGGCGGGTTGTCGATCTGGCCGTGCGCCGTGGCGCCGAGCAGCAGTAGAATGGTGAGCAGGCGGTTCATCTTTAGATTCCTTGCTTGGCGACGTATGACTTGCTTGAGCTGCTGCACCGCAGGCGGACTTCCTGCGATGGCACCCAAGCTGAATTGAAGGTCA